ACAACGCAGGATGGATGAATAAGAATAAAGTTTATTTGTCTTGCCCCGTCTGCCGGAGTACAGCCGTCCGTAAAATTGTACTGCGTTTTCATTCTGGCGGATGGAACGCTTTTTATTTCAACGTTATCAAGACTATGCACCCGCCTGTCAATTCCCGACTGGCTGCTCACATCGATATTACGCTGAATACCTTCCGCGCGTTTAAGAAGCTTTTTGACAGTCGGAGTTGCGTACAGAATTCTGCCCTCCTCCGGCACTGCCGCCTCGTCCATTGCGGTCATCATATCGTCAAATTTATCAAGTATATTAGCCGCTGTCAAAACGGTAGCGTCGATATTTCCGCCGTAAGTTGTAAGCTCCGCAAAAAGCTTAGAAAAACGATAGCTGTCCTTTTCGGGAATAGCACGCTCAGTCTCAAATGTGTTCTGAATATTTGCAACTGAAAGCGTGAGATTAGTTTCGTCGATATCCATCGGATCGATGAAAAACTCTATATCTCTGTCATGTTCAAGCTTTTTAGGCTCCCAATCGTTTGACATAGTACCGGAATTAAAGCCCGGCGTTCTCGAGTGATCCTTGTAACCGCTAAGCGTCATTCTTGGAAGCTTGATAGTCTGAGCATTGATAAACTGCACCTGCATATTGCTCTTAGTCAGTGCGTCTGAGCAAAGCTCCTTTGAATATTTCTCCTGAAGCAAGCCTGTAAAGGTTGTCGCGTAATCATATACTGCCATTTATATCATCCTTTCTTGTATTAAAGCCCGAACGCCGCTTTAAGAGCGTCGTTGTTCGCGTTATTGTCTCCGGAATCTCCATCGGCCCCGAATTTAAAGCCTTTAGCTCCGCCGACCTGCGGCTTTAACTGGGGTATGTCTTCTAATACCTTTGCTATAGCGTTTTTCAACGCCTCCTGATTGATCTTTCCGTCTTCTCCGGTAACTCCGCTCATATCCGCCATTTTAAGAATATACGGCGCTGTCTTTACGTCAATTCCCATTGTAATGGCTTCCAGAGCGCCGGCTCGCTGAATCTCTGCCGTCAAGGCGGCTTTCTGCGCCTGTGCAAGCTGCGACTGGATTTCATTCAAATCGGGAGTATTCTTTGCCTTTTCCTCCTTATAGGCGTTGATCGCGGCTGACATTTCCTCCTGAGACAATCCCTGACGTTTAAAATAATTCCTGAGTATTTCCGATTCCTTCTGTTCTGTGCCGTTTGCAACAATTTCGGCGATTTTGCCGTAGTCAATTTCGCGGGCATTAACGGACTGCGTATCGGAATTGCCAGCATTTTGATTCTGTCCTTGATTCTGATTGTTTACGGTAGCTTCTTCTGCCATAACATTACCTCCAAAAAATATTTAAGCAGTTTTATGCCGTGCTCAGGGCATGAAAAGAGCGCTCATAAAAGCGCTTAATCAATAGTTTCAAAGTTTACCGGAATCCACATATTCGGATTGAAGTTAAGCGTATAGTGGTAATTATCAACGTAATTATCCGTAACATCTTCGACCGTATAAGTAACGTTATCTGATAGCCCTATAAAATGCTTTTTATATGCGCCGTTTTCATCTTCAACTATTATTTCAAGCTGATTTTCTGCGGTATCCACATTTAAGGACATTTTTCCGGTCATTTGAAAAAGTACATCGCCCTGAATGCAGTTAATAACGGTTATTTGCCTAATTGTGTTAAAGTTATCAGCTTGCTTTGAAATATTGTACGATACTCTTTCAGACTGTCTTTGACATCCGACAGACAATGCCGACATCAACGCCAGCCCTATTACGGCTGCAAGTATTTTCTTTGATTTTCTTTTCATAATTCTACCTCTTTCTTTTTTGGGATATAAAAATAACACCTCTTACGAGATGTTTATTAACCTATTAAATTCAGGTATAAGTTAGATATGAGAAAACCGCCTTGTTATCGGCGGTTAGTCAATTATAATTTGCGGCGTTCCTATAAACAGCGACGGTTTTGTGCCGCATTTTTCAGCAGTGTAATCAAAGTTATCATTTATACATTTATTAACTAATTCACAAAAATCGCTGTAATCTTTTTCACTCAATATGTCCGCTTCGGGCGGAACGTTACAATAATATTTAAAATGTTCTTCAAATTTACTGCACGGAACATTCCAGTCAATTTCTTTTTTCATTGAACTGCCTCCTTTAACTTATTTTCAAAATAGTTAAGAGCATTCGGAAAATGCTTCTTCATTTCATTATAACGTATTGCATCAAATTGCGCTTCAAACATATGCGCAAAAGCTTCAGACGTAATAGCATATTCGTCAGACTGCCAATAGGACTGTTCATGATACCCACAGCCTTTTATGTTTCCTTTGGTAATACCATCAAATAAATCTGAAACTGCTGAATGCCTACGAATATTGTTTAGCTCGCTTGAAATTTTAGAATCAACTTTATCAAAAGTTTTTAGACCGTATTGATAAGCAGTTTTTTTACGGTATTCCATTACGTCAGAAAATAAAAGCTCTCTAAAACTGCTGTCTTTTGAAATACTGCCGGCCATATCGTCAATTAAATGACCGTGCTCATGAAAATATGTTACACATTTTCCACGCTTATTATGTAAATCTGAGTCATAATGCATTGTTATTTTCTTTGATAATGTGTCGTAATATGCTGTACCTTCAAAACTTGCGTTTATTACAGAATTTTCAGGTACAAATTTAGTAAATGCTTTTTTTGCGTATTCAGACCCGTGAGAAAATTTATTTTTAACGGTTGAATAATATTCTTTACTTACGCGTTTATCCTTTTGCAAACGATTTTTGAATATGCCTAAATCAGATTGCTTTTCCGCTTTCAGTATATCATTATTTTTAGCGGAAGTCAACGCTTTTCTTGTCTTCCCCGCAACTGTTTTATTATACCCGACAACCGCCGTTCTGTCCGCCTTATAACTCAGCCCGTTATCGGCGCAATACTTTTTCAAAGTCTGCTGTCTCCGCTGAAGAATGGCGGAAGCTCTTTTCAGACCCTCGGTATCGCCTACGGCTTCAAGAGCGGTGCATTCGCGCTTTGATTTTCTTACGCGTCTTTCAAGCTCCCTCTGGCCTTGCACTTTCATATATTGCTCATAATTTTCTTTTTCTTCATTAGGAAAATACGTCTGATATGAAGCTCCCGGTATAAATGGGTAAATTTTATGACCACAGTTAATACCAAGAAGTCCGTCAGGCTCTCCGTATGAGCTGTCAGACCATGCATAATAACGGATTTTTCTGCCGTGTAAATCTGTGGTATACCCGCCGTCTCCTGATAGGTTGAATATTTTTCCTTGATCCTTTGCGCATTTTGGGCGCGCCCCTGAATGGCTTGATACTTCTACAAGATTCAGTCCGTATGCTTCCATGCGGTCAAACTGCGCCTGATTCGCTGTGTTGGAAACGGTAGTGCGGATATCCATGTTTATATAAGCTTCAGGAGACCATTCTCTTCCAAGCTTATCGACAAAAGCTGGAATGCCTTTTTCGGACATATCTTTGATACACTGCCGCATAGCCGCCTGACGGCTTTCTGCACCTGTAACCGCTTTTCCCGCAGCTTTGTTGAGCATATCGACGAATGATTGCTTTTCAGCCAATTCGGCGGTATCGTTTATAATTTTCTGCGCTGCTGATTTAGCTTTAAACCGCATAACCGTATTTACCATATTTAAAGATTGCCGAGCCTGTTTATTATACGAAGTCAGAGCTTTTGACATAGTTTTTTCAATCGGAACTGCTGAATCGTTGATAATACCGTCCTTAACAAGCTGTTGAAAACCCGGTTCTAATTCTCCTATAGCGGTTAGTGCAGCTGTTTCAAGTACCTCTGTAAGCATATCAGGAGCAATACCGGCGTATTCGGCAATGGTTTTTATATTAGCCTTGTCAAGCGCTCCAAGCCGCGCAAGCATTTGTATTTTCCACTGCGCTGTAGAACTGCCGACATCTCCGCTTTTTAAATAATCTGCAATATTGGCGATTAAATCAGTTTCAAGCCCAGTATATAAATTACTCAGCCCTCGGCTCAGATTCATTATCTCCAGCTTCGTCATCCTTTTCACCGCCGTTCATAAAATCGTCAACCGATAAGCCGGTCACCGATTGCTCTTTATTTATGCGGTCAAGTTCTTTCCGCGCTGTTTCCTCGTCGCATTTTTGAACGTCCATAATAGCTTTAAGCTTCGATTTCAAACCTGCTTGTGTAAGCTTTACGTTGTTGTCGATGAGGGTATTATCGTCTATTATGATATTATCCTGCCATCCGACAGTCACGGTATATTCTTTCACGGGTATAAGCTTTAAGGCTGTGCCTATGGCGATAAGGCTGTGTATTAGCTGCTCGATAGTTTCTGATAGTAAGTTTTTATTGCTTTTTATTGTCCTTGCTGTCTTGCTGTCCTGTGATATAACTTCCGTGGCTGTCTTTACCCCTTGTACCGCATCAAAAGAAAGAGAGCCGGCAGACAGACCTATTTGAAAGCAAAGGATATTTAATAGCGCATTAATTGCTAAAACGTGCTCTTGTATGCGAAGTTCAACTGTATTATCAACAATTTTCAAGGCATCGGCATCCCCGGTATTAAGTGCGACAAAAGCTTCGTCTTCCGCATCAAAATATCGTTGCATTTCTCCTGAAATCGGATCAACAACAGTGCGCACGCTCTGCGTTGGTACAATAATTCGTTTTTTTCCAAGCGTAAATTCTCTTGAAAAGCTATCAAACGCAATATCAAGTGTTTCCAGCGTATCCACTGCATTTGCAAATATCGAAACTCCCAGTGGGGAATCTATTTCAATATTGTTTGATGTACAAGGCTTAAAATAGCAGAACATAGGAACGTTAATTCCGTTATATACTACACTTTCTGTAAGTTTAGGAAACATTTCAGATACTGAGCACTTAGTTCCGAGGCTATTTTTAAGTACACTTTTAAATACAATGTTTTCAACCTCTATCGAATCATTGCTGAGTGAATGACTTTCCATTAAAGTGTAATAAATCCCTCTCTTATATGAGAACGTGCGAAAAATACAATCCGTTACGGTATCGCCCATCCAGCCAACAGGCAGGAAGTGTTCGGCTTGAACATAATCCACAACAGGCTTTGAATTTTCTGCATAAATCTTAAGTGCCATTCCGCCCATTGCATAAGCATAAGATAATAGTTCGGGGAACTTATTCCAGAATCCTACTGCGTTTAATGTTTTATTTATGTAATTTTGAAACTGCTCATCGTCAATCGTTATTTCTACCTGTTCAGAAAAAGTCATTGCAGAAAATTCGTCGCAAACAACTTTTGCGGTGTTTAAAAGTTTTCTTTGCCTCATACCTTTCGCATGCAATCCTGCTGCTTTTGTCCTCTTCCATGGTGGATTGCCCTGAAATATTCGCTTATGAAATTCCATTAGCCTATAATTCTCAGATAAATCCAGCAAATTAGTTGCTGGAAAAGCTTGCTTGGCGTCCTGTAATATATTCATTTAAAGCCTCCTATCTCTATGATATCGCTCATCAGCGGTTCGACACTGTATTCGAATGCGTCGAGACTGTCAATGTTGTAATTGCCATCGTCGAGACGAACATCTTTAAGCTGCTTGCTGTCCCAGACTGCCGACTGCATAGCCTTTATAAAATGACCGCAATTTTTTGCGACTAAAAATCTTTCTTGCGATATTATTTGATTTGTAAACCGGATTCTGCCCAATACTTCCGATTTGCGGGCATTATGAGGATTAATGGGAACTTTGTTTTTTATAAGCGCGGTTTTAACTCCTCGTATCAGCGTTGTTTCGGCGCTGTCAAAATAAATGTCGTATACGTTATATTTTCTCTGGCACTTGCGGATAAAGGTTATAATGTCGTTTTCAAGCTGTGTCGGCGTTATTATCTCCTTGCGGTAATACTCTTCAAGTACTGCCACCTCTTTAAGTCCTCTTGTAAATCCTGTGCATATACCGGCATGAGCTGAGCCGTTGCCACCGAAGTCAAAGCCGATTGTACAGTACATGATATCATCCGGCGCACTATCAATAAGATAATCTTTTGTATTATCCGCAAACTGCTTATATATAACGCCCTCTGCCGACACCCACAAGCCTTTTATATATCTATCATGGAATACTCCGGTAAATTGCTGTTCAGCAGCTTCGAGCTGGGCAGGGGACAGGATTGGATTGTCAGACATTAAAAAATGCAAATGTAAAGCGTTTCGCTCTTTTGCCTTTTGAATCCACTCTGTATAAAACCAATGAAATTGATTATCAGGATTGCAGTTGAACCACAACTTTGCTTTATCAACCGACAAGGTACGTGTTATAGCCTGTTCAACAAACGAGCGCGGCATTAGCGCTACCTCATCAAAAAATACGCCGCTTAGAGTAATACCTTGAATAAGCATGTATGATGATTCATCTTTGCCTCCAAAAATATAAAAATAATTTTTGCGACCTGCGCCCTCTATTGTCAGCAGATTGACCGATCTGGTATATGTAACCTTAAAGCGTGAGGTAATATCAACTATAGATTGGAGCGGCATTATAATATTTCTTTCCGCTGATCTTACCGTTTTTCCGCAAATGCCGAACGTTGCCCCATCAAAGCGTTTCATCGACCACAAAACAAATGACGTTATCATGCATATTGTTTTACCCGAACGTACTGCGCCATCGCAGATAATAGCCTTGTAATCGTCTTTATAGCACCATTTGAATACTTGTTTTTGTTTTTTGGAAAGTTTATGAAATGTCATTCGGTATCGTCCTCCAAGGCTTTATACAGCATGGGTTCTTCACCAATGGCATTTTCATTGCCTAAAAATCCCTTCAGCTCCTTTACAGCCGAAATATCGGGAAGAGCAACCTTTTTAATATGCTTTACCTTTTTACCGCCCTTGCTGTCAATCGTTATTTCTTCTTCGCTGTATTCACCGCCTGAAGCCGCAAGGAGTAGCGCCTTTTGAATCTCGGCATCCACAAGTTCAGGATTAGATTGTATAAACTCAGCAAATTCCTGATTTTTCTTTTTAAATTCATTTATTAGTCTATCACGCTGAGGCTTGCTGTCGGTTCTTAAAAATTCTTCATAAAGGCTTTTTATACCATTTAAGCTGCCACCGTTAAGCCTTTTTTGACCTGCCTCATAATCGTCAATCCCTTCAAGCAAAGACTTTATACTATTTTTTTTCAGTACACTCATACAATCACATCCTTTAGGTATAAAAATAAGGGCAAAAAATGCCCTTTTAAGCTATTCTGTTTTTATCCGATAAATTTCACCCACAAATTTCTTTAAACGGTTTTAAAGGGGCGTAAAACGTTATTAAACGTATATATGAGCATAACTTAATTTTGATATGCTCCGCCATTCAGCATTTTGTCTAAAAAGCTGTTTTTTCTTATGCTCCTGCGCCGATCGGAACGGGACGAATCAACCGTACCAAAGCAAACACAGTGTTTTATATGATTTTAATTGGGAGCGTAACCCTATACTGTCTCCCGCAAATCGGCACAAAAACCCTTGCCCGTTTTTGCCTTACACAAATTTCAGCATAACTGCCGCTATATTTTTTCAGAGGTCCGGACATTATAAGCTTCTGACCTTCAGGCGTCACATATATTTTTGAAGGTTCAATCATATGCCGGTAATCAGCATAAAACACTTACCTTTA